GCCGAGGTGTCTACTTGGACAGATAGAACATTCAACCTGATGGGAATCAATAAATGATCGCAGTCAACAAGGCAAAAAACGAATTGTTTGTAGACGGAGTTATCGGAGCGGACTGGACCGGCGAAGGAGTCACCGCGATGTCCGTTTCCGATGCTCTTGAAAGCCTAGACGGCGGAAGGGCAACGGTGCGGATCAACTCACCCGGCGGTTCGGCCGACGAGGGGATTGCGATCTACAACACGCTGAAACGCTATGCTGGCGGCGTAGACACGATCAATGAGGCATTAGCGGCATCCGCAGCATCGGTTGTTTTCCTGGCTGGAGAAACGCGAACAATGTCCGCAGGATCCAGGCTGATGATCCATCGCGCATTGACGATTGAAATCGGGAATGCCGACAGGATGCGAAAAACTGCGGATGTCCTCGAGGAATACGACAAGGCTCTAATTGAAATATATTCGCAATACATGGACGACTCCGAAGAAGAAATCATGTCTCTGCTTTCGGCTGAGACATGGTATTCCGCAGACAATGCAGTATCGGCAGGTTTGGCTACTGCCAAGACTGAAAAGAAGTCGAAAGCTAAGGCTGCGATGGCCGCATGGTTCAAGAATCCGCCTCAAGATATTGCCATCCAGTCTTATCGCCGCGACCTCGTAAAATCGAGGTTGGCGTTCGCAAACTTGACAACTGCGAAAAACAAATAATAATGCTGGAGCGTTGAGCAAAAGTCTCGCGCAATTTTGTCGAGGATTTCAAGTCCGTGATTATTGGCTTGGTTCCTGACTGTGAATCGTTTTGTTTCGTTTCCCAGTCGGTTATCAGGCTATTTTCATGCCTGTGCCGATGTTTACACAGGATTTTGACATGAAATCACCAATTGAATTGAGCAAGGAAATTCAAGCCTTGCAAGCCAAGGTCGAAGCTATTCAGTCGCTCGCCGCTGAAGAAAGCCGCGAGTTTACCGCTGAAGAAACCGCCGAAATCGATGGCATCATCGACAAGCAAATCCCAAAGCTTTCCGACGATCTCCGTCGCGCCGAGAAGGTGCAAAACTTTGTTGCCGCCAAGGTAGCAAAGATCGAATCTCCAGAGGCTGAAAAGCCACAGGCTAAGATTCCTGCACAGGCTCGAGCGTATCGCAAGCTTGAAGCATTCAAGAGCGAATACGATGCCTACGCATCCGGCCAGTTCGTCTTGGCGAACCTCTTCAACAACGCCAAGGCAAAGCAATTCTGTGCCGACAACGGTGTCCGAAATGCGATGTCGACCGGCGACAACACGCTTGGCGGTTTTTTGGTTCCAGAACCAATGGAAGCAGCGATCATCGAACTGCGAGAGCAATACGGTGTTGCCCGTCAAAACAGTCGCGTTTGGCCGATGGCTGACAGCGTTACCATCGTTCCTAAGCTTGCTGGCGAAGTTACTGGCTACTACGTCGGTGAAGGCGCAACGATCACCGCTTCGGACATGACGGTGCAACAGGTCAAGCTGGACGCCAAGAAACTGGCAGCAATGGTTGTCGTATCCTCCGAGTTGTCGGAAGATTCGGTAATCAGCGTTGCTGAAATGGTTTCGCGATCCGTTGCCTACACGATGTCCGTTAAAGAGGACGAAGCACTGTTCCTCGGTGATGGAACCTCGACCTACGGTGGTATCGTTGGTCTCGCTGGAGCCCTTGCTGCTGGATCGCTCGTTACGGCTACCAGCAACCAAACCTTCTCCGCTTTGACGTTCGCCAACTTCGAGTCGGTTGTCGGTGCTTGCAAGATGTACAGCGGCATTCAGCCAAAATGGTACATCAGCAACGCTGGATGGGCTGCATCGATGCAACGCCTCGCCAACGCCGCTGGTGGCGTGACCATGGCTGAACTTGCTGGTGGCATGAGCCGAAGCTTCCTGGGCTACCCAGTCGTCGTTTCGCAAGTGTTGACGAGCGCGTTGACCGGAACCACCGGCCTTCGAGCATGCTACTTTGGAGACCTAGCGATGGGATCCTACTTAGGAACCCGTCGGGGCATTTCGATTGCTTTGGATTCAAGCCGATACTTCGAGCTGGACCAAGTCGCGATCAAGGCTACCCAGCGGTTTGATATCAATGTTCACGATCGCGGAACCGCGTCCGCTTCCGGCGGCATCATCGGTCTCGTGTTCGGCTGACCCTAACCGCTTCCTCCGAGCGGTTCTGCTGCCGCTGGATTCGTCTGGCGGCAGCTTTTTGACTCACAACAATTTTGAAACAGGAATCTAAATATGAAGAATTTGCAATCAGTCAAGCGAAACGTAATGCTTGCACCGATCACTGCGGCGACGACTCAGCGAACTGCAAACCTTGATTGTGCTGGTGCTGACTACGCTACAATTGAGATTGTCCTCGGTGCAGAACTCAATACGAATAGCACTAATGTCGCTGTTCGTTTGCTCGAGTCGGACAACACAACTGCTTCGAATTTTGCCACGTTTAATTCGGCGTTCAATCGAACGCTCGACAACACGGCAGCAATGGTTGCAGCGTTTAACGTCGATTTGAAGGCTCGCAAGCGTTATTTGCGAATCGAGGTGACTCCCGATACGACAACCAATGGAACTGTGCTGTCGACGGTCATCGGAAGTCTCGATCTCGAGATAGCAAACAGCGCAAACAGCAGCAATGCTGACGTTGTAGTTGTTGGTTAGTCTTAAACTGCTCGGAGGAAGAGATGGTTAAGGAACTCAGGGAAATTAAGGTCAAGGCATTGATGACCGCACCACGGTATGAAAATACTTGGTGCAGAAATCAAATTGAAGCAGTGCTGAAACACATGAAAATCACGTTCGAGATTTCTCTCGGTGTGTATTATGGTCAGTGCATGCAAATGATGATGGAAAGTTCAGTTGCAGAAACCGACTATCTCATCACAATTGACGGAGACACATGCTTCAAGCCAAGTCAGTTGCAGCGTTTGCTAAACATCGCTGTCCAAGAGGACATGGATGCTTTAGCCGGAATGCAAATTCGCAGAGGCAAAAAGTCGATGCTCGGTGCTGTTCTCGGCGCGGATACAACGACCTGTAGATGGTCTGGCTATCCGATAAAAGTCGATACGGCCCACTTTGGTCTGACCGTGATCAACTCGCGGAAGCTTGAGCAAGTGCAAAAGCCATGGTTCTTTTGCCAACCCGACAAGGATGGCAAGTGGAGCGATGGCAAGATAGATTCGGATGTTTGGTTTTGGTTGCAGTGGCAAAAGGCTGGTAACAACGTGTTTATCGATCCAGACTGTCGACTCGGTCATGTCGAGGAGATGGTAACGATCTACAACGAAAACTACGAGCCAGTTCACATGTACCCAAAGGAATGGATCGAACACGATGTTGATACGACTTTTGAAGATGTGGCACCGCAAGGAGAAGGCATCAGTTGTTGATGTCACTCCCGGCGTTGCTGATTACTTGATACGGGCAGGCATTGGTGAATCTTATGATGAAAATCCAAGCAGAACTAGTAACGGGGCCGACAGCGGAACCGTTGAGCCTGTCCGAGGTAAAAAAGCATCTCGAAATAGCAACCAGCGATACGGTGCATGACTCGCATCTGTCGTCGCTGATCAGCGAAGCCAGAGAGCAATGGGAATCAGATACTGACTCCGTGACATGCTACCAAACTTACAAGGTGCGGATTGAAGGTCTTCGAGATAAGTTTCGGCTACCTAAGGGCCCGATTCAGTCAATCACATCAATCACCTATTTCGACGGCAACAACGTATCGCAAACGCTTTCAGCCTCTCTTTACCAGTTGCACATCGACGAGTTCAGGATCGCCTACCAGCAAATCCTGCCGACGACATCAGCTCGTTGGGACGCCTGGACGATCAATTACCGATGTGGCTACTCCCAGGACGCCACGCTCGTGCCAGCGATTGCCAAGCGGGCAATGCTGCTGTTAGTCGGCCATTACTTTGAGAATCGCGACATGCTCATGTCTGACGCGATTCAAACCATGAAACCATATGAGGCCTTGGTGATCCGATACATGCGGAGTAGCTACCCATGAGTCTAGGGCGACCAAAGCGATTTGATGTTGGTGCTATGCGGCATCGTTGCACAATCGAAACGCCTACGGAGACGCAGGATTCGTTTGGGCAACCAGTCGTGACTTGGTCAAACTTCTTGGTCGACGAGCCCTGCCAGTTTCT